GTAGTGGTTGGTCCACCATGATCTGCTAAGGGTTGAGGCTAAACTCCTGATTTCATCAGGAGGGCGTCAACTCTTAGTAGCTCACCTTGAGCCTTTGCTCCCGTGGTCTCTAGTAGATCTTTTGTAATTCTTTTTCCTAGTTCCTCACGGAACTTGAACTAATTATTACAAGATACTGGTATATCAAACTATTCGGCTATACGCCGATAGTCTGGTGTTCCAGTATGGATCTACAGTTGACTAAGGATTGCCCTACTCCATCTTGCCCCTCGGGAAACCGAGAAGTATCGATGTAATAGGACTTTACAAAGTTTCTCAATGAACGGCCGGGACCCTATTAGAGCTAATGAGTATCCACGACGTAAGGAGACTCCCTATGCAGAATAAACAGATAACCATGTAATATGGTCACTGAACTATGCTGCTAAGGGGAATCCCGTAACCTCGGATCCTCGGAAGAATAATCTTTTTGCAAATTCAAAGGTATCTTTTGATACTAATGTTTTGTCAACAGATATATCTACCCCGAATCCAAGCTTTACGGCGCGGTAACTATTTGCTACTAGAGAGGATCTAATTACTATATCATCACCCAAAATTTTGTAATCAGAAAAGTTAGTAATTCCTACTTTCTTTGCTGAGAACTGAACTATTAAGTGGTGAACTAAAGCTAAAGAAGTCCATGATGAGTATAATCCCTTCGGTTGACCGCAGTTATAACTTATGTTACAACCTTGGTAATCAAAGGGCTATTTAACCATTATGTCCTTCCAGGCTTTAGCTTCTTTTGTTCCTTTCCACACTACCATCTTGGCCTGGTACAATTGTACCGGGATTCGATCTGTAGCTGCGGTAAGATCAAAAGAATAGTAAGGTTGATCCTCGGGTCCAAAGGGAGCTATATTTTGACCAAAGGTCAAATCTGTAGGAAGGTTTCTTAACATTGCTAATTCAGCTTTGTGAAGTTGCCTTAATGCAGTTTGTGACCAGTAGTCACCTATAGCGATTATTCTCGATTTTCCTTCTAAATCTTTGACGACTGATAATTTCCGGAGCTAACCATTTCGGTTAGGCCGTGTTTTACCAATCATCCGGGATATAGTTGGAAGTCGGAGTAATCCTTCCATATATGCTTGTAAACTTGAACCCCCG